GCCGTGAAATCCTTGAAATCACAGATGTTCTTAGCTGCCATGGCATCCAGCACAGCCGTCAACACGGACTGAGCATCGCCATTCTTGCAGCAGAGATACTCGTATACGAGGAATTCTGAATTCTTCATCAGATCCTCAGTGAACATTGCCTCGAAGGATGTGTAGTCGGTCCCTACATATTTTGCTCCGAGGCGTTGGAGCATGGTCGTGATGTACATGGGGCGATCAGCAACAGGAATCTTCTTTATGAAGGCCACGTGCTTGAACACCTGGGCCTCCATAAGTTTACACAACGGTCCTACCTTACACTTGAACTCGTCGGAGCGGGAATTAATAGCCCTGAAATGTTTCCAATCAGCGTATGACTCGTCCTTGACGAAAGACTTACATCTGGTGTCGTGCACCTTATGTAGCCCCCCGGCAGCGGTATATCTGTTGTGTTTCCATCTCAGTTCATTCTTCCGTCCTTCGGAGTATGGTGTCTGGTCTAGCCAAGTTTCGAACGTGAGATCCACATCCGGCGATAACGGTTGAAGATTTTTACGGCACCACCTCTTGACGAACCGTCCCAGCCCCCGAAGGCGCTGGCGGTTAGCCTTAGGCGGTTCCCGTCCAAACCTGTGCTGCACCCCCTCCATAGTAGAACAGGAGTCTCCTAAATCCGGCCTAGGCAATGCTATTCCTGGAACATGCATTCCCATTGAAGCCGCTGCAAGGCGCCTAGTAGCCTTGGGCTGCCGTCGCACCCTGAACCTTAAAGAAGGAGCAGGGGGCGCCGGTGGCGCGAGAGGCACCTCAACGGCTCTATAGCCAAGGAGACCTATACGGCCCAGGCAGCCGCCTGGGACACCATGGAGGGGGTGATCGGAAAAGGAAGTGTTTTACGTTTCCTTTGAGAACTCTTCCACCAACCGTAGGCCAGCTGGCAGGTATTGAGAACTACGTCTTCACCAAGGACGTTGGAGTATCTGTTTAAAGCCACAGAATTACATACCATACACGCCTGCTTGATCCGTTCCGCAACCAAAAGGTCCGGGGACAAAGGAGACGCAACCGCCTGGTGGACAACCTGAGAAAGCAACTCGATAGAGACACGGTAGGAACGGGACTTTCCATATTGTGCCTTCTTGCCGAATCTACTTTTGGTGTAGCGGGTGTGGGTGAACGAGAGCATGAGAGGGCTCCTATGTTTCAAGGCGCCTAGTGATTGTGCGTCAGGCCGTAGATCCGGCCCGTCCATCCTCTCGACCGTGGCGAAGTCGAAAGTCATCTCATGGATCATTTTGTATCGGCACACATATCGTAGGAGCACGAACAGC